CAGAAAGAGTAATTAGCCAACAAGGTAAAGGCATTGGTAGTTACAAGGGTAGAGATTCTGCAGGTCCAAACGCAATAGCTCAACCAATAAAGAGACCTCCCCCAAAAAAGAAATCCGTTGGTCCAAAAAAGTATAAACCTGGAACTAGTGGTGGAGATAGACCAGCAACAAGAATGCATGGTTCTGAAATATTTCGTAAACGACTAGGTGGACAACGTAAACCTGGTTCACGAGGAGGTTATTAAAATGGCATACGGAAAACAACGAACAGGTAGAACTCCAGTAAAAAAGAGAAAATCTGCCGCTAAAGCACCTACAGGTCGAAGTGGTTTGAAAGGAGCACTTAGTGGTGGATTAAGCAGAGCATTAAAAGCAGCAAAAGCAGCAAAGGCCGCCTCGCGAATGGGAACAAGTGGCATGAGAGCTGGTGCTGGTGGTTTGAAGGGAAAAGCTAGAAAAGGTAAACCAACTAAACGAACGATGAGACCTAAACCTAAACCTAAACCTAAGAAACGGTATGGTAGAGGATATTAATGGCTACTTATAAAAAGCCAAGAACAAAAATGGGTAGTGTTACGGGAACTGTACCAACTGTTAGAGGAGCAATTACTCCAGGAGGTACGCGAGATACACTACAGCAGATGGCTGTAAGACGTTCTAATAGACGAGCATCTCCAGCTGAAATTATAGCTAGAGACTTACATCCTGATGCATATACATCAAAACCAACTTTAGAACAAAGTAGAAAAAAGAAAAAAGCTACCAAAAAGAAGAAGAAAAAACAAAGTGAAATAGACCAACTTATAGAAAGAATAAAAAAATACGGTATAAAAAATTAACAATGGCTAGAGATTACAAACGAGAATACGCTACTTACCACAGTAAGAAAAAACAAAAGAAACGTAGGGCTGCTCGCAATAAATCTCGAAGAGAAGCTATAAAAAAGGGTACGGCTAAAAAAGGCGATGGTAAGGATGTTGACCATAAGGATCGTAATCCTAAAAATAACTCAAGTAAAAATAAACGAGTAGTAAAAAAATCTAAAAATAGAAGTTACTCACGAAAAACATCAGATCGTAAAAAATACGGAAAAAGGTATGCATAATGTCAAATAACAGTAAACCATTCAGCCTCACACAACAGATCACAGCTTTTGTAGGACATACTACGTATGGTAGACGTAAAAAACGTAAACAAGATAGAATTAAACCAGCTACTCACAAAGTTGGTACAACCAAAGGAATTCAATTGGGAGCACCTGGGACACAATCAGGTACTCACAGAACTAAAGGATATTAATCAATGGCTGATTTAACAGTAACAATAACCGAAAGCGTAACGCTTAACTCAGTTGACCAAGGTGCAACTACTTCTCTTACTATAGGAAGTGTTGTTGAAACCTTTAAAAGAATTGTATCTTGTCCTACTGATACTACAATTGCAACATTCAGAAGTACAGTTTCTGACGGTTCTCTTTCTGATGGAGCTTTAGATGTTGAAGACGTAAGATATATACGTGTAACAAATTTAGATAGCACAAACCCAGTAAATCTATCTTTACAAGTAGATGCTGGTGAAGATGATTCTGCTGCAGATGAATCAGCAACAATTTTACTTGAGGCTGGTAAAAGCTTTATAATGGGAACACCAAGCGATGGCGTAGCTGTATCTGATGCCAATGCAACTATAGTAACTACTTTACACAATTTAGAAAGTATACTAATTGATCCGTTAACTAACGAAGTAGCTGTTGAAGTATTTATAGCGAGCGTATAATATGGCACATGAAATTTCTGAAACTAAATTTGTAAATGGTAAATGGAGAAATTATGCCACAAGTAAAAAGACAAAAAATAGAAAAAGACCTTTAAGAACTGGAGGAAGACATACTTTTGTTTCTGAAAGGGAGGCTGTTCACGCAGCCAAAGTTAGATCTAGAAGGTCTAATTATGGTCACGGTAGTAATACTACGTGGGAATCAAGCAAAGAAGAAAAATCTTCTGTAAGACCCTATCATCAAATTTATGGTGTTGGGCAAAAGAAAAATAGGTATTAATATGAAGAATATTATTATATTTTTAATATTTACGGTCATGCTTATAGCACCATTATTTAAAGGTAGACAAGCAAGTAATATTTTTATTATTGGTATGATACTTATAGGTTTATCTTTTTTACTATTAACCTCGGGATGTGCAGCTTTACTATATTCACCATTATTATAAATGAAATTAACTAGTGATTTAATTTACGGTTTTGCTACTAGTTTATTAAGTGAGAGATACGACAATCCAAAACCTACTCCTCAGTTCCACAGAGAACTTTGGGAATATTGTTGCTCAGATCACTCACTTGTTGCTATAGCAGCTCCAAGAGGACACGCAAAAAGTACTGCGGTAACTCACGCGTATACATTAGCAGCAGTTTTATTTAGAGAAGCAGATTTTGTAGTTTTAGTATCTGATACTGAGCTTCAAGCAGTTCAATTCTTAAATGATATTAAGATGGAACTATATGAAAATCAGAAATTAAGAGGGTTATTTAAAATAGCCGATATTTATAAAGATGCTGAAAGAGAAATAAGATTTAAGATGGGCGCTGATAATCATCAAGTTAGAATAATGGCTAGAGGTGCATCAGGTGGTTCGGGGTCAGTTCGTGGTTTTAAATGGCGAGGTAAACGACCAAATCTTATAATTTGTGATGATATGGAAAATGATGAAGCTGTATCAAATGAAGAACGTAGAGATAAATTTAGAAATTGGTTTTATGGTGCGTTAATACCAGCATTATCTGATACTGGTCAGATAAGACTTGTAGGAACGGTATTACATTTTGACAGTTTATTAGAAAGATTAATGCCTGAGACAACTGGAGATGAAGCTAAATATACAGTTAAGGAAAAACTTAAGGAATATTCTTTAGATAAAACCAGAGCTTGGCATTCGATTAAATATAGAGCACATACTGATTTTGATGATTTTCAAGATATACTATGGCCTGAAAAATTTGATGAAAAAAGACTTAGTAAATTAAAAAATGATTTTATTAAGCAGGGTATATCAGAAGGATATGCTCAAGAATACTTAAATTACCCAATACATGAGGGTGATGCATTTTTTAGAAAAAATGATTTTGTACCAATGTCAGAAGATGATTTTGATTTAGCTAAAGTTTATTATGCATCAATAGATTTTGCTATATCAGAAAAAGATAAAAGATCTTATTCAGTTATAACAGTAGGCGGAGTAGATCAAAGTGGTGTTTTGCATATTGTGGATGTTATTAGACAACGAATGGATGCGAAACAAATCATTGACGAAATGATGGCTGTGCAGATAAGATATCAACCTGATTTATTTGTGGTTGAAGAAGGAGCACTTAAAAAAGCTATTGGACCATTTTTAAAAGATGAAATGTTAAAAACTGGAATATTTATTAATCTACATCCAATGGTTCCTTACAGAGATAAATTATCTCGAGCTCGTGCAATACAAGGTAGAATGAGACAGGGCGGAGTTCACTTTGATAAGGAATCAGATTGGTTTCCATCTTTTGAGCAGGAACTTTTAAGATTTGATCGAGGACAGTATGATGACCAAGTTGACTCAATAGCTTGGTTAGGATTAGTTTTAAATCAAATGATAACAGCTCCAACCGAAGAAGAGCAAGAAGAAATTGATTGGGATGAAGAATATAACGAGACTATGGGATCTTTACATATGGGAAGATCACAAATAACTGGATATTAATTTATGACAACTGAAACAGATTTACAAGCTTTAATTACTTCAGTAAATATAGCTGAACAAATAGACGAAGATACCCTCAAAGATATGGGTAAATCAGTTTACGATTGGTATGAAATGGATGAAAGTTCTCGTTCAGAATGGATGGATAAATATGAAGATTATATGAAGTTAGCTACTCAAGTATCTTCAAATAAAAATTTCCCCTGGCCTGATGCGGCAAATGTAAAGTATCCACTATTAACTATATCAGCTTTACAATTCGCAGCACGCGCATATCAATCTCTTATTCCTAATAATAAAGTTGTAAAAACTAGAGTAATTGGAAATGATCCTGATGGATCTAAAGCTGCTCGTGCCAGACGAGTAAGTAATTATATGTCTTACCAATTATTAGAAGAAATGGATACTTGGGAAGATGAGATGGATAGAACCTGTTTAATTCTTCCAATAATTGGAAATGTATTTAAAAAGACATATTGGGATGGAACTAAAATGGTATCCGAATTAGTTTTACCCAAAGATTTATGTGTAGATTATTATGCAAGTTCATTAGAAGATGCAAACCGTAAAACACATAAATTATATTATTATCCCAATGAAGTTACAAGACAAATAAGAATGGGACATTTTTTGGATGTTGATTTGCCAGAAGAATCTAATACTTATGATGGAGATCATTCAGAGGCTGAAGATGAACTTTTAGGAATAACCCCTCCTAGTAATGATGAAGATTCTCCTCATGAATTTTTAGAATGTCATTGTACTTGGGATTTAGATGAAGATGGATATGAAGAACCTTATGTAATCACAGTACATAAAGATACAAAAAAAGTTGTTAGAGTTGCCGCAAGATATGATCAAACAGGCATAGATATGAACGAAAAAGGTGAAATAATTTCTATAGAACCCGTAGAATATTTTACTAATTATGTTTTTATTAATGATCCTAATTCAGGTGTATACGGAATGGGTTTTGGTAATTTATTAGGACCACTCAATGAAGCAGCAAATACATTAATAAATCAACTTATTGATTCAGGTACATTAGATAATTTACAATCAGGATTTTTAGCTAAGGGTATTAAAATACCAAATGGTAATTCTCCTCTTAAGCCTGGAGAGTGGAGATATGTTAATACAATAGGGGATGACTTAAGAAAAGGCATTGTACCTCTTCCAACAAAGCAACCATCAACTGTATTATTTCAATTGCTTGGTATGATGATTCAAAGTGGACAACAACTTAGTTCAGTAACTGATTTAATGACTGGGGAAAACCCAGGTCAAAATCAACCTTGGTCTACTACATCAGAAGTATTAAAACAAGGATTACAAGTATTCTCTAGTATTTATAAAAGAATACATCGTTCAATGAAACGAGAATTTAAAAAGATATATAGATTAAATATGTTATATCTTGAAGATGAAAAGTATTTTGCAGTATTAGATCCTGCTGGACCAGAAGATCAAACGGCTGTTATTGGTAAAGCTGATTTTGAAGATGAAGCAATGGATATTGTTCCAAATAGTGATCCAACAAATATATCTAATGCTGAAAAGTTAGCTAAGGCTGAATCATTAATGCAATTATTACAATTAGGATCAGTTAATCCTCAAGTTGCTACTAAACGTATACTTGAGGCACAAGATCAAGAAAATATAGCAGAATTAATGCAAATGCCTGAACCGAAGCCTAATTTTGATCAGCAAATTAAAATGCAGGAAACACAAATAGCACAGGCAGAACAAGAAATTACAAAAGTTAAAGTTCAATATCAAGCAGCTAGAGACGAAGCAAATGCTACTTTAACTATGGCAAAAGCACAAGCTGAAGTTGAAAGAATTGAATTAGAAAAATTAAAATTACAATTCGATGCTGAAGTAGAACAAATTAAATTAGAATTAGAATCTCGTGGCAAAGATATGGATGTTCAACTGCAAGAATTAAAAATTGTTCAAGAGCAAATAAAAGCACAAGCGCAAGCTAATAAAGATCAAGAAAGTACACCTAGTTAACCTAATAGAGGAGAAGAGATATGAGCGGAGATAGATACGCTTGGAAAGGCATGGTTTACACTCAAGAGTTAGTAAACTATTTAAAGACAGCAAAACAAGAGTTACAAGATTTATTTGGTAAAGGCGCATTTTGTGGAGATAATATAGATACCACAGCAATGAGTCACATAGAAATAATTGGACGATGTAAACTTATAGATGCTGTAATAGAAGCAATTGATGAAGGAATTCCTTCTAGAGAAGAAGAGGAAGATCTTAAAATAGATCAACCAGCAAAGGATTACAAAGATGCTTAGGGCCTTAGGATATAGATTATTAATTAAGCCAGACGAAGTAGAAACATCTCACGAAGTAAAAGGAACAGATATAAAAATTGCTATTGCAGTAGACGAGAAGTTGTATAAAGCAACAATGTCAACTGGAATAGTTGTAGATGTCGGTCCCTTAGCTTGGGTAGATTATAATAAAAATTCTATTTTAAAGTCACCTTGGGTAAAGATTGGAGATAAAATTCTTTATTCAAGATACGGAGGGAAATTAATACAAGATCCCGAAACTAAAGAAGAATTTATTATATTAGACGATGGAGATGTGCTTTGTAAGATTGTAGACAAGGAGTAAAAAGAAAATGAGTGAATTTATAGCACAATATGATGATAATGAGACTAAACCTAGCGAAACTAAATCGCAAGATAAGGTTGAAATAAAAGAAGAGGTGTCTGCTCCAATGGATGAAAGTGATGTAATTGAGGCTGAAAAAACTGCTGATATTAAAACATCTACTGAGGATCCTATAGAAGAAGCAGCAAGAGGACAAGGATGGGTTCCTCAAAAAGAGTGGGATGGAGATCCTACACAGTGGAGAGATGCGCAAGTCTTTTTAGAAAGAGGAGAGTATTTTAAAACTATGGGTACTCAAAGAAAGCAAATAGATAAACTAAATGCTATGGTAGAAAAAATGGCTAATATACAAGCCGCAACTAGAGAAGATGAAAGACAAAAAGTTTTAAAAGAACTTTCAGACAAAAAAGTATCTGCTATGGAAGATGGTGAATTTGAAAGAGTAGCCACTATAGATACTGAGATGGATAGAGTCAGAAATCAGCCAACAATGACTGTTCCAAGTGTTGAGGGCCAAACTGAACAAAAATATACTCAAGATAAAATAGCAGACTATATAGATAATAATTCGTGGTATCGTACTAATTCTGATATGCGTCAATATGCTGATTCAATTGCAGTTGGGTTTAGAAACAATAATCCTAGCACTACAATTGATGATGTTCTTGAATATACGGATAAGGAAATAAAAATTCGTTATCCTGAGCAATTCGGAAAACAAGTGCCGAGCGCATCACCTGTTGCATCTACGAGACGAACCACAAAGCCTGGTCCGAATGGGACACAGAAGAAAAAAACACTGGATGATCTTCCTGCGAGTTCGCGGGATATGTATGCTCAGATTGGACAGTCGTTTGTCGATGCTGGAGCTGTCGACTCTATAGATGAATACGTAGCCGAGCTTGAAAAGATAGGAGAATTATAGAAATGAAAACTACAACAAGCAAAATAGAAAAAAATCTAGATCGCCCAAAGCGAATACCTATGGCACAGGCCAGACAGGTTTTAAATGTTGAAGATGTACCTGACAACTTAGTTGCTAGGTGGGTCTTAGATACTAAAAACAGATGTCAAGTGTTTCAGAGTGCTGGTTATCAATTTATAACTGATAAAGGGTTAGCTGTGGGAGATAAAAAAGTTGACGGATCAAAAGCAACGGGAAGCGTTGTCTGTAAAGTTGGTAACTCGACTGGTGAGATGCTCTACCTAATGGCTATTGACCGTAAATACTATGAAGAAGATCAAGCTGCTAAACAAGCGAAAATCGACTCCATAGAAGAAGAATTGTACGCGCAGACTGAAAAAGAAGGTCATTACGGAAACTTAGATTTAAGCCGTAAATAATGATTTTTTACACAAGGAAGCGCTAATTTTAACATAAGGAGTAAATTATTATGGCAAATGTCGACAGACCTACTGGTTTTACACCAGTTAGATACCTAGACGGAAGTCCTTACATGGGCGCAGCCAGTTTATATTTCTCAGACAGTGACAATCTTTTCATGGGAGATCTTGTAATACAAGATACCGCAGGAACCACATATACCAAATCTAATGGTGTATATGGAACTGTTAACCGCGCACAAGCGGTAACTGATTTGATCGTCGGAGTTGTAGTGGGATGGTATCCTGACCCTGATAATCTTGGTCGTTTACATCACGCTTCATCTACAAGTATTCCACTATTAGTAGCACACATTGATAATCTAGTATTAGAATGTCAATCAGATGATGCTACTATGACACAAAGTGATGTTGGCCTTAATGCCGACTTTACTTTTACTGCTGGAACTACTGCTACTGGTGCATCTAACATGGAATTAGACGGAAGTACAGCTAATACAACTGCTGGATTGGCATTCCGTATTCTTCAAATGGTAGATAGAACCGATGGAGACAACTCAGATTCTGTTGCTAATCAACGATTTTTGGTCAAGTGTAATCAAAGCGCTTGGGCAGATCAAATCGCTGGCGTTTAATTTAAGGAGAAATTATAAATGGCTACTATTACAACTGGTTCTTTTGCGAAAGCCCTATGGCCTGGCGTGAACTCGTGGTATGGTAAATCCTATAATGAACACACAGTTGAGTGGAGTAACCTATTTGATTCTTTTAATTCAAGTAAGAATTATGAAGAAGATATGGGAGTTACCTCCTTCGGGCTAGCTACAGCTAAACCTGAAGGAACGGCAATATCTTATGATGAAGAACGTCAAGGTTTTCTCACTAGATATACTCATGTTGTGTACGCTAACGGTTTTATCGTAACTAGAGAAATGGTCGAAGACGACCTTTACAGCGTTGTTGCACAGAAACGTGCAAAAGGCTTGGCTTACTCAATGAGACAAACCAAAGAAAATGTTGCTGCTAATGTATATAATCGAGCTTTTAATAACTCGTTTACTGGCGGTGACGGACTAGAACTATGCTCTACTGCTCACGTTAACGTGGCTGGTGGAACATGGCAAAACGAACTAACGACCGCAGCTGATTTATCAGAAGCAGCGTTAGAACAAGCGTGTATTGATATTGGTAAATATACGGATGACCGAGGTTTAAAAATCTCAGTTATGCCTATATCACTAAATATACCAGTAGACCTCACTTACGAGGCCGAACGTATTATGCATACACCACATCGTGTTGGTACTGCTGACAATGATATTAACGCACTATACAGCATGGGTAAATTCCCAGGCGGTATTAACGTTAATCATTATTTCAATGATACCGATGCGTGGTTTATACGCACAGATGTTATGGACGGAATGAAACATTTCCAACGTCGACCATTACAATTCGCAATTGATAATGATTTCGACACTGAAAATGCTAAGTTCAAAGCAGTTGAGCGTTATTCATTTGGTTGGACAGACCCAAGAGGCGTTTACGGCTCACCTGGTGCTTAAGACCTAAACTGTTAGGTGGGGAAGTACCATCTTCCCCCCTACTTTTCTTATATAATATAGGAGATTTAAAATGGGAATATCAAGTTATCCTAACGGATGGAAAGGTGGAGTTGTCGTAAAAGGCGTTCCATTAGAAATACCAAATCCTGGAAAAGTATTTTGGGTTAATAACTCAGGTGTAATACCTCAGGGTGGTATTGGTGGTTCTGACAGCAATGACGGAACTTATTTAAGACCTTTTAGTACTATAGATGCTACTATTGGTAAATGTACGGCAAATCGTGGTGACGTTATTTATGTCATGCCTGGACACAGCGAAACTATTACTACTGATTCTGAAGTAGATTTCGATGTTGCTGGTGTAAGATGCATAGGATTAGGTCACGGCGGCGCAATGGCTCAAATTAATTTTAATGCCACAGCAGCTACTGTTGCAGTAGGTGCTGATGATGTTGTTATTCAAAACATGAGATTTACTGCTGACGTAAGTGCCGTAGTAGATGGTATTGTTGTTGAAGATGGCGTAGATGATGGTGTTATCAGAGATTGTGTATTTGACGTTGTTTTAGCTGCTACAGATGAGTTTGTAGATAGCATTAGTTTTGTAAACGACAACAGTCGTTGGTTAGTAGAAGGTTGTACATTTGACATGGCTCTAGGTGGAGCAGCTTCAGCTGTACATATGGATGCTGACACAGACAAATTAACAATTCGTGGAAATGTTATGCGTGGTGACTATTCAGTTGCTAATATTACTGGTGATACTACATTATCTACCAATCTAGATATTGATAGTAACTTACTAGAAAATGGTGATGGCAGTAATTTAGGTGCTCAACCATGTATTGACCTTGTTGGTATCAATTCAACTGGTACTATTCGTAATAATTATTTAGTTTGTAACTTAACAACTAAAGCAGCTTCAATTGTAGCTGCTCAATGTTTGCTATTTGAGAACTATTATAATGAAGATATAAGTGGAAGCGGTACTGGCGGTATAATTGGTGCAGCATCTGCTGACGACTAATTAGTATTAGTCTTGTTTTACTTTTTGGGGGAGTTATCTCCCCCTATTTTTAAATTTATAGGAGATATATATTATGCCTGCACCAAGAAATAAATACTCTGGGCTTAGGGATGCTGATGCAGTTTTTCATAGCGGACAAAAGTGTATTCTTGCTGGGGTACAAGTAATAACTGATGGAACTAACGAAGCAACATTAGTTATAACAGACGCTGCATCAGGGACTACCGCGTCAGGAACTAACGAAGTATTTAAAGCTGTTGTACCTGCTGGAGAAGATACAAAACATTTTTCAATGCCTGAAGGTGGTGTTCATGCTGAAAATGGATTATCTTGTAATGTATCTGGCACTAACGCAGCATACATAATTTATTTTAGATAATAACAAATGAGTTTTGGTAAGAAAACTAGGAATCCTGGGTGGCAACCTGGAAATCATTGGGTTAAATGTGATGTATGTGATTTCGTATACCGAGACGCAGAGATGTTTGAAAGATGGGATGGGGCAGTCGTATGTAAATACGATTGGGAACCCCGACACTCTCAAGATTTAATTAGAGGAGTTGAAGATAAAATAACTCCTGACGGATTTATAAGACCCGATGATGATGCAAATGCAGGAATAACAGTTTGTATAACCAGATCTGCTAGGGCTGGACAAGCTGAAGCAGGCTGTGCTAGAACAGGGGATACTTCTTTTACACCAATACCAGTGAGCGGATTATAATATGGCAACAACAGCTTTTACTGACGGCGAAACGGTCATTGTAGCATCTTGGCTCAATGAAGTTGACGCCCTCGTACACGATATATTTAATGGATTATCAACAACTACTAAAGGCGATGTATTAGCTTCTAATGGAACTAATATTATACCTCTAGCAGTTGGGTCAAATAATCAAGTTTTAACAGCAGACTCTTCTGAAGCAACAGGAGTAAAATGGGCTGCAGCAGGTGGAGATGTAGTAGACGATGCTACACCTCAATTAGGTGGATTTTTAGATACTAATGGCAAGTTTATTAGCATGTCACAAGGAACTGCTATTGCTTCTGTAGCTGGTGATACAGATATATGGGCGGGTGTTGATGGCAATACAGTCCACATAACAGGTACTAATGCTATAACTGACTTCGGTACTCCGAAGCGGGTTGGTGATCATATGTGGTTAATATTTGATGCTGCTGCGTCTGTCGTAGATAGTGGCACAATAACTGTAGCGGGTAATACCAACTACCAAGCTGCTGCTAATGATTTAGCTCTTGTGTATGCACTAACTACTTCTACATTCTTATTTATGCCATTCCCTAATAGTGGTTCTTCCCCAGTAGCTGCTTCTGGCGGATTACAAGATGCTGGAGGCAACGTAGTGGGAGTTGAAAATATACGAACAACAGCTGGAAATTTTGAAGTAACTGATGGTAGTAACCTAATGACTGCTGGACCATTTACAATTGCAAGTACTCATACAGTTACTGTAGGCGCTGGCGAAACTTGGACGGTGGTATAATATGAGTATATTAAAAGTAAATACACTTCAAGATGCTTCTGGAAGTAATCCAACTACTACTGCTAATTTAAACCAAGGAACAGTAAAAGCGTGGTTTAATTTGAATGGAACAAGCACTCCCGCATTTAGAGATTCATTTAACTGTGCAAGTATTACAGATAATGGTACAGGCGACCATACAGTAGTAATCACTACTGATTTCGGTAGTGTTAATTACACAGCAGTAGGAACTGCGAAAGAAACAGATAATACAAGTGTAAGTGGTACTATTATAGGATTTAATTCACAGGCCGCAGGTTCTATTAGATTGATTACCTGTAACGCATCTTTTGCAGCGGCTGATTGTGTATTAGTTTATGGCGTAATGCTTGGAGATCAATAATGGCGGATGAAAGAATAGTGTATCAAGGAGAAGATGGAATAGCTAAAATTGTTATTCCTGCCCCAGAGTTTTTAGCGAATGGCGGTACGATAAACGATTTATTAATAAAATCTGTTCCTGAAAATTGCAGAGATTCAGCAGATATTGTTGACGTAGATGCAGTTGAAAGTGACAGAACATTTCGCAACGCTTGGGTAACTTCTAAAGGCAAATCAACAGAGGTTGATTTAAGCAAAGCAAAAGTTATTGCTAAAGAGAAAGTTAGAGAGGCAAGAATACCTAAGTTTCAAGAATTAGACATTGCTTACCAACGTGCAGATGAAGCTGGTGATTCTGATACAAAGACAGCAGTATCTACTAAAAAACAAACTATCAGAGACGCAACTAAAGACACAAAGATAACCAATGCTGATTCCGTTGATAAATTAAAAGAAGGTATGGAAGCTGTGATTAAAGAGGTAAATGATTTATGAGTACACTAGTTGTAGAAGCAATTCAAAATGCTGCAGGTAATAAGTTAGAAGCAGTTCAACTTGTAGCATCAGGTACTTCCGCAGGCGTTGCATCACTTGACCTTGATATTTCTAGTAGTGTTTTTACTCACTGGGATTTATGGATAGATTCACTTACCCCTGCTACAGATGGAGCAGTATTAGCTTTGAGAGTTTCTATCGATGGAGGAAGCACTTTTAAATCAGGGACTAATGATTACGAATGGGGTGGTGCTTACTCTAATATGTCAGGTAGTGGAACAAACCAACATGGTGATCCTGGTCATACAGGTATGTCAATATTCGCAGATAATACTTTAGGAAACGCTACTAACGAGACAAATAATGCAAGAATTTCTATCTTCAATCCTCGTGATGCTGGGCAATTTTTCAATATTACATCAATCGGTACATTTACATTAGACTCAGGTGTTAGAGTATGGGGAGCTTATTCGGGACATTATAATCTTGGTACTGATGACGTAACACATATTCAATTAATATTTGAATCTGGAAATATTGCAGATTGTAACCACAGACTTTATGGGTACACATAGGAGAAATTTATGACACGTTATAGACAGACTAAAGATGGAAAAATTAAATTTACTCCAGAACAAGAAGCTGCTAGAGATTTAGAAGAACAGGCTTGGGAAGATGGTAAAGATAAAAGACTTGCCAAGATGAAGATAAGGGAACTAGAGTATGCTGTTACTCAAAGAAGGTTACGCGATGCTGTTTTAGGCACCGATGATGGTTGGTTAGAGGCACAGGAAGCAAAAATTGCAACTGAAAGAGGTAAATTGTAATGGCTAAAATTACAAACACAGGTGTCTTTATTGTAGAGGCAGGTGATGATGTTACGGATATCGCTGGAAGTTCGCAAATCTGGGTTAAGTCAGATGCCCCAAGTTCTTTATATCATACAGATGATACAGGTGTTAAGCATAGACTTGGCACAACTGTAGGTGCAGAAGTAACTACTGGTGCAACAACGGTAGCAGCAACAGGAATACCTCCTGGTGTTACGTGTGTTGATGTTTTATTTGAGGGATTATCAGCAAATGGTACTAGAGAATGGATAGTACGCATCGGACCGTCAGGGGGTGTAGAAACTAGTGGATATGTATCAAGGTCAGGTAATGGTGCTAATATGGACACAAGTACTGCGGGTTTTATTATGACCTACTCAGTAGCGGCAGGAGATACAAGAGATGGTATTATTCATCTTCGCTTAAAGGATGTAACTAATAATACTTGGATTGCGTCTGGAGTTACTAGCGATAATGGTACTCCTCAGATGCAATTCAACGCAGGTGCAAAAAGTCTTGCAGGTGTATTGGAGAGAGTTCAAATCTCAGATACTACTGGTGGTACAGATACCTTTGATGCTGGTTCTATTGCATTATCATTCAGTTAAGAGGAAAATAAAATGGCTGACGTAATTGAAGTAAATGTACAAACTGGTGAAGTAATAGAACGAGCTTTTACTCAAGCAGAAAAAAATAATATAGTTTTAGAATCAACAGAAGAGAAGTGGAGAAAAATAAGATTAAGGCGTGATGACCGATTACGAGAAACAGATTGGTGGGCTAGTTCCGATTTAACTATGTCTGACGCACAAACTGCCTATCGTAAAGCATTAAGAGATTTACCTACTCAGAGTGACGTAGATAACATAACGTGGCCTGATAAACCTTAAATGGTTAATATACCTTGGTACGCAGATTTATTTCTATTATTCTTACCACTACTTTTTAGTACGGTAATTGGATTATGGATTAATGTATTACTTCGTCGTATAAATAGACAAGAAGGTAATCCTCCTTGGAGTATAAAAAGGACTTTTTTAATGGCTTGTGTAATATCAAGTCCATTAGCTGCGCTAACTCAAATACTATTACAAGCTGTGTTAGAGCCGTATATTTTTATTGAAGATGGTACATCAATGGTAGTGTTTGACGCTGTGATGTCTCCCTTCTTGGTTTTACTTACATACAATGTAGCATTGTGGTATTTTAATAAAAAGAATTGGTATAGCGCATATACTTTTATTAGAGTAAAACATAGTGAGATTATAGATTATGCTGATGATGTAAGTGATTTTACGGTACAAAATTACCATAAATCATCATTAAACGGAAACGATATAAAGGAAGAATAATGGCTACAAGTGGATCAGTTGATTTTTCAATAACAAGAGATAATATAATTACCGAAGCTCTTCAGCTTATTGGTGTTATTGGTGAAGGAGAAACTCCAAGCACTAACCAAAAATCTGATTGTGCTAGATCTCTTAATATGATGATTAAGTTCTGGATGGCAGAGGGAATGAATCTATTTGTCAATCAGGAAATAGTCCTGTTTCCAATCAAAGGACAAAGACAATATACGTTTGGTGGTTCTTCAGTAGATAACATGGCTAAGGAGTCTGAAGTTATTACTACTAAATTAAATGGTAGTGTTTCATCTTCAGCAACTTCTTTAACGGTAGACGATACTACTGGTATGGCTGTTGGAGATATAATAGGTGTAGTAACTGATTCTTCGGGAATACATTTTAGTACTATCACTGCTGTAGGTTCTGCTACAACATTAACTATTGCAGACGCAATAGATGACGATGCATCTGATAATGACAGAGTATATACGTATACAAACGCATTTACGCAAAAGATTTTAAATATTAATAATGCTTGGGTTCGTAGTACTGAGGATACTGATGTACCTATTACTATAATATCAAGACAAGAGTATGTTGACCTAAGTAAGAAAACCGAAAGTGGTAAAATAAACCAATTATATTTTGATCCTCAGGTAACTACAGCCAATATGAATGTTTGGCCTGTGCCTGATGATTCACATACAAACGATAGAATACATTTGTATGTTACAAGAGCGTATGAAGATTTTGATGGTGTAACTAACGAGAGTGAACCTGACTTTCCTCAAGAATGGTATTTACCATTGTGTTGGGGATTAGCAGTTATTATATCTCCTAAATATGGAGTAACTGCTACTAAATATCAGGAACTAATTGCAATATCTTCTTCATTAAAGCAACAATGTGATGATTGGTCAACGGAGAAAGAATCATTATTTTTACTTCCCGCTGATAGACAAGGAACATACCGTAGGTAAATTTTATGGATTCAGTACGAGTACCTTTATTTGCTTTGCCACAACAAAGGCAATTTAGTACAACAGAGGATCAGTGGTTTAAGAATTGTTATCCTGAAGTAATAGCTGGTCCTGCAGATACTCCATTTACTTCAGTAATAAAACGACCAGGATTTTCAGATTCTCTTACCACAGCTACTGCTGCTGGTAGAGCATTATATGGTTGGACTCAGAATGGTAGTATTTATGCTGCTGTTGGAAATAAAATATTCAAAGATGGGTCAGCATTAAGTGGCACATTGGATGATACTACTGGCAGAGTTGACGTAACTGAGGTTAGAGGGGGAACACCAAGACTTGTATTTAGAGTAGCTGATAAAATATGGACTGTTGCAGCAGATAATACAATGACAAAAATGACTGATGCTGATATACCAACTGGATTAGTATCGGGTATAGTAAATATAGATGGATTTATTTGTGTAATGAAGGGTTCCACTAATCAAATCTTTCATGCTGATGTAAATGACCCAACTAGTTGGAATGCAAACAGTGTTCTTACTTCTTCATTGGAACCTGATTTAGGGGTTGGAATAGCAAAGCATCTAAACTTTGTTGTAGCATTTAATGAATGGTCTACAGAATTTTTCTTTAATGCTGGTAATGCATCGGGATCAACTCTAAGCCCAGTAGAAGGTATAGCAATTCGCTACGGTTGTGCTAATGGAGATACTATTTTTTCAGGAGAGAATACAGTAATATGGTTAGCTCAGGGACGTAGTGGTGGTAAGTCTGTTATGATGCTTGAGGGAAATGATTTAAAAACTATTAGTACCAAGCCCGTAGAACGTTTGATTGATGAAGAAGCTAACGGTGGTGGAAATGGTATAGCAGATGCTTATGCGTATGGTATGAGAATCGCGGGACACCAATTTTATATATTAACTCTTAAAAATACAGCTAAAACTTTAGTATGTGATATAAGAGATGGTACCTGGCATGAATGGACATCTTTTGATGGAACTACCGAAACTTATTTTACAGGTATGGATTTTTGTGAAGACGCTGATAAGAAATTTTTATTAGATGAAGATAACGGTAAAATATATAATATGGATATTGATATTCACCAAGATTCAACAAATGATATTAAAGTAGAAATGCTGACTAGTAGAATAGATTTTCAATCAACTAAACCTAAATTTTTATATAGATTAGGTGTTATAGGAGATATACAATCTGCATCTTCTCCAATAACTATAGATTGGTCAGATGATGATTATAATAATTATGCAGCCTCTAGAACTGTAGATATGAATAATACTTTTCCAAGACTAGTTGCTTTGGGAAGATTTCACAGACGAGCATTTAGATTAGCACACACAGCCAATACACCACTTAGATTAGAAGGTTTAGAGATGGGAGTAGAGCAAGGTAGATATGCTGAGGGAGATAATTAATGGCTTTAGGACCTCCTCCTTTACATACACCAATTGAATCTCCTCAATGGAAGAGATATTTTGAAAGATTAAGTAACCAATTAGGAGGAGCACAAGAGGGTCAGTTAGGTTATTTTAATGGATTAAATTTTACGAATTCTAATATTACGTCCATAGCAACTCGTACTCATAATAGTTTACAGACACATCAAGGTGGAAGTAGTGGGGAGAGATACCATTTAACTGCTGCTCAACATACTGGGGTTACTGCTGGAGGAAATTTTACTAAATCAGTAACTGATTCCATAACTGCTGGTGCTACTCAAACTCAAGCTGGAGCAACAGCTTTAACTAAAGATATAAATAGAGTAACAACAGTTGGTACTGATAATGATGGGGTTAAATTACCAACAGCATCAGCTGGATTAGAAATTTTAATTATAAATGCTGACGCTGGTCAAGACATACAAATATGGCCTAACACTGATGATGCTATAAATGGTGGTTCAGCAAATGCAGTAGATGGTACACCACTTGGAGAAGGCGCAACAAGAAGATATATAGCGGCAGACGCAACTAATTGGTATACAATATAAAATGGAAATTACAATAAAACAACAGAGAAATGAACTATGATTATTAAATATTGGGTAGATTTTCACAAATTTGGGTGTGGTCCACAATACGGATTCTTCAGTGGAATTACTAAGTTCTTTAAAAAAGCAGCACCAATAATTTTGCCAATTGCTGGGTTTGCCCTTGCTGGGCCTTTGGGTATTTCGGCAGCAGCTGGTGCTGGTATAGGCGGAGCGATAGGTGGGGCAATTTCTGGCGGAGGTCTTAAGGGAGCACTTATTGGAGGATTGACTGGTTTTGCTGGTGGTAAACTTGCTGCTGGTGGACTTGGTGGATTTGGTGGTGCTGCAGGTGCTAGTGGTAGTGCGGTACAATTTGGTGGAAGAGCAGCAGGAATAATGGGAATGTCTGGTACTGGTGCTGGAACTACAACTATGTTGAGCGGTTTAGCAGCCCCAAGTGCTGGAATGCTTCAAGCAGCACAACGAGGTTTTGGAACTGCTGCTGGTAAAAATGTACCTCTCTTAGGACAATATCAAGCATCGGGGTCAGGTTTGAAGGCAACTACTGGTTCTTTGTCTGGTGGATTAAAATCAGTAGGACAAGGTGTTATAACGGGACACACTGGTGGTGTACCACAATACAAAAGTCCTACATCTGTTCAGCCAGGAGCTTTAAAACAGGGATTTACTTTTGATAGAGAAAAGATTGAAGAACTTGTTGGTGCTGGATTCTCCGCATATGAAGGTGATATAAGACAACAGCAAATAGAAGCTACACAAGAAAATTTATCTAAATATCAAGATGAATTTGCAGATTTTTATGCTGCAGAAGCTAAGAAGCAACAAGAAGCTTTGGCTAGGGGAGAATTACCTAAGACTTACGAAGCTGCCTTACAGAGAGAAAGCGACAGATTAACAAGGCTAATGATTGCTCAAGGACACAATCCAGCTGAATCGGGTTTTGGTGCTGAGACGGTGGTTAGAGGCTTAATGGATCTTGAAAGTAAATTTATTGGTGAAGAAAGAGATTACTGGAAATCTATTGGCGCAGGTGCTGAGGGAATGCAAGCAAGAATTCAAGAATTACAAGCACGGGAAGTACGAGAACCAGATGTTGGTCTGGCCTCACTGGGAGAACTTGGAACTAAGGTAGCTGGTACGCTGGCTGACTTGGTTTAAATAACGGAGATATAAAATGGCATTAGAAACAATAGGTCAACACATAGCAGGTATACGACACACTGAGGCCGCTACTAGAAATATAAATGCTGCTACTAGGACAGAAGAAGCTCTTCGTCCTGGACGAGTAGAAAGCCTAGATCTCAGTAATGAACAAGCAAATCTTATGTTATCTGAATTATATAAAGATGCTGATTTACGTGCGTGGGCAAGGGACAATGAAATGCATGAAGCTAGGGCATTGAATGAATATATAACTAACGATAGGGAAGGTTTTGTTGCTAATGTAGCTATAAGAGAAAGAGCAGCAGCACTTGGTAATAGTTTTGAACTAGCTACGAAGGAAGCTGATATGATATATCTCAGATTAGATCCTTTGCTAACAGAATTAACAAATGTTGTAAATAATCCTGACTTAACCCCTGATCAAGTAAATCAGGCTATGGGTAGAATAAATCAAGTCTATGATGGATATATACAAAGTTGGCAAATGGACGGTACTTTAGGAGAGGAAGATAGACAGGAAGATGGAATAATTAGACCTGATGGAGGTCTTCCTGGTGGCATGTCGCAAGGAGACCCACTAACAAAAGAAAGTATAGGGGCTCTTAAGTTTACTACAGATGTTATGGGTAGAATGTCTAAGATAGGCAGAGAAGAACAAGCTAAACTAGCAGCAAAAGCTCCTAGTCTTAAAGACGCAGTAGACATACAAGGAAAGTTAACAACTGTCGGGGGTCAAAAAACTGACCTTATGCTGGAACAAATTTGGGGAACTTTTCCTGAGACAGCAGAAGTTACTGATACTGGAAAAAGAACAGCAGACAAGTGGGAATCAGCAAATACTAATTTATCTCAACTTTTAGAAAGTGCAATGACAGACAGTGGTGATCCAATGGCTGATGCTCAGGTATTAAATGATTTTATGAGAAAATCACTTCAAACTGCTGAAGTTGGTTTTGACGCAAAGGGTTTAGGAAGTGGTGATGTTTATACTTATGCTCCTTCAGCTCAACTTGGAACTTTTAAAGGTCCAGGTGGAATACCAATGAGTCGTGATATTTATATTGACATGTTAAAAGAGGCTATACACCTTAAGTCTGAAGAAGAGGCTCAAAATATTGCTAATCAAATGTTTAATAATATGGTTACTTCATTGCCCAGGTGATAAAAATTGATTAATCCATATTTAGATGTAGATACGAAAAGTACAAAATCACAACCCAATATTTCAGGAAATCCTTATCTACCTTCCACTAGTACTGCTCCTAGTGTAAATCCCTATTTGCCCCAAGCAAATCCTTACCTTCCTTCTCAAGGAGGGGACGTTGGAGGATACACTGGTCCTGAAGGTGGTCGTACACCTTTAAATATATTAGCAGCTATGCCAGGTACTGTTGAAGGTTTTGTAAAAGCAGGTCTTCAATTTGGAATAGCTACCCCTTATGCCACAGTTAAATCTGGTATTGTATCAGCCTTAAAAGGAGAGCTTGACGCATTTCCCGACGAATTTAATAAAGTACTAGAAAATGCAGCAAATGTAAGTTTTCTTGGTGTAAAGCCCTTTGCTGCTCAAACTGAGGCGGGTGAAAGATTTCAACATTTATTCCACGAAAGTATTATTGAACCCATAAGTGGACACTTTCAAAAAAAGGCTGACCAAGTATTTGAAGCTACCAATAGTGCAGCCTTAGCTACTTCAGTAAGAACCTTAGGAGAACTTATTTCTTTGTTAACTCCAATATATGGAATCAAAGGAGCAACAGCAGCAACTAAAGCTATGGTAGATAAAATACCTGCCAAACCTATAAATATCCCAGGTACCGATGTAGGTCTTCCTCTAGGAAGAAAATTTTATGAAGATCCAAAAAATATAATAGATTTTAAAACTTGGGATACAGAATACATAAGAAGTTTAGATAAAAAAGGAAGAGGACATGAATACAATTTAGAAGCTTCCCGAGAACTATATACTTATGCAATGCAAAATCACATAGCTAAAAAAGGTAAAAAGGGAGATGAAATTATAGAAGATAAAATAGAGATAACTGTGGAAGAAGCTGCACCAAAGGTGGATCCTTGGGAAAAAAGATTAGCTTCTCCTGGTGAATTTATATCTACTTTTGACAGATATTTAAACCCAAGAACTAATAAACCTTATACCGATAGAGCATTAGAAAAATATTATATAAAATATTTAAACGAGTTTGACAAACCCCCACAACCTGAAATAGGTAAATATGCTAAACCCCCAGTAAGTGTAAGTAAAAAAATTTATGCTAAGACAAAAGCAGATGCAGAAATAAAATTTGCAAACTTAGCAGAATTTACGGAAATACTTAAAGAAAGAAAAACATCTAATAAACAATTAGCTCCAGAGATTACTCAAGAAATGGCTATTAAAATACTTGAAGAAGCTAGGCCTGCTGTACGAGGAGAAAAGGATGGTACAAGTACAATCTTTTCTGCTCTTAAAGGAGAAAGTTTAGTAGATGCTAAAATGAAAGCTAGAGATAAGGGTTATTCAGATCCAACTGTAGGTGTTTCTTCTAAAGGAATCGTATCTAAAGGAAAGACATTCTTTTCCAAATTTGAAGTTTATCAATTAATGGAAAAAGGACAAACTGGAAAGTTAGTTCTTGAATCAGGGTTGGCTAAAAGACTTAAATATGAAGATAGCATATTTAAAAATCGTGATCTTATGCCAGAAGAAATTACAGGAGTAAAAATTACTCCCGAAGCTTTCAAAGCAATGAAAAAGACTGAGGCAGCTGAAAGGGACGCTACAAAAATAGCTAAAGAAATTGCTAAAGGTCCCAAGGAAGTAAAAACCTTATCTCCTAAAGAATCTGAAAGTCCTTTAGATATTTTTGATGTTACCAAAGAAATGTGGAAAGAAGAAGGTGGTTGGGAAGGAAAATTTACATCCTTAGGAGCAAAATATATACCTGATAATACAGGAGAATTAATGGAATATTTAGGAGATCCATCCAGAGGACAATTTAAACCTGGAGATCCTCTTCCTAAATATAGAGGATTGCTGACCAGACAACAAGGATTATTTTCAAAATTTATTCAAGGTACAACTTATAAATCTATAAGCTTATTAAATAAAGTTAGACAAATATCTCCTACATATGCAAAAGTAGTTGATGGTTTTGTAGCCCCAGCTTTACATCTTGCTATATATGATACTAAGGGAGTTGCTCGTAGACCAAGAACAGTAGATTCTGTTCATACTGAAAAAGCAAATAGAATTGGAACTTTCATGACAGCTACATTAGAAAATAATGGATTCAAAGGATTGAATGAAATATTTAAAGCTGTAAGACCTACGTACTTACCTGGTGTACAACAGTTTGTTAGGTACGGTGGTAAATAATGTCTGCAAAAGATGGACTAAAAATAGCCAGAGCAATTAGAGGCCAAGGTCCCGTACCAAAAGGAAAATTAGGTGAGCTCGTAAAAGAAACTCAAGAACTTATTCGCAGAATGGATGATTATATTAAAGAAGTATTTCCTGATCATGAAACAATTGCAAACTATTTTCCTCAAGCATGGAACCAAAGATTTATAAGTAAAAATTTAGATCAATTTATAAAAGATCTTACAGAGTTTCTTGAAACTCCTAAAATAGCAAAAGAATTTGAAGGTAAACATGGTGCGTATGGTCCTGGTGGAGCTGCAGCTATGGCTGATCAAATGGCTATGAATATTATAGGTGAAGGACGAACTATGGCTAGCAACAGAGCTGAGGCTATGCTTGCTGATATAATGAATATGACTGGTAAAGAAAGTATGCCAGAAATAAAAGCTATAGCCAGAAAAGCTAGCGGAGTTGATCATCAAAGAATTTTAAGAGATTTACCCGTAGAAACATTTGAAAAATATATGAAAAATGATCCATATAAAGGATTACAATTCTATATTGAAGAAACATCCAATAGAGTAGAATGGGCAAGAATGTACGGTGAACATAATGAATTGTTGTATAAAGGTATAATTGATGGAGTCAGAGAATCAAGTGCAAAAGGATATGAAGTACCAGCCTATGTAGTAGAACGTACTTTAAGATTAGCAGAAGCTATGCAGGGTGCATATAAGATGGGTGGACATAAAGGATGGATAAAAACTCAAAGATGGACCACTAACTTTTTAAACGCAGCTCTTTTGCCATTGGCAACAGTAGCCTCTCTTCCAGAAGCTGCATTACCATTATATAATGGTGGAGCAAGAGCGTATGGTAAAGCAATTCCAAAAGTGATTGGAGCTGGTATTTTAATGGTTGGAAAGTCTATACATAAAGACTTTAAAATTGGTAAAATAGATAAAACCCGAGCTATGATTATTACTCAGCAGATACGAAAAGCTGGTGATGTAGCAGCTATGGAAAGAATGAATGCACTATTCCAAGGAGATTCTAGTATGCTTGGTAATATAGTATTTCGTGCTAATCTTCTTTACTATTGGACTAATTGGATGAATCACTTAGCTGTAGGAACATACGATGCTATGGTAAAAGATTATTTTAAAGCTAGGGTAGCTGGTAAAAAAACTGGTCTCGTAAAAAGCGAAGAAGTTCGTATGGAAAGATTGATGGAATATTATGGATTGGATATAGCTGAAGGCATGGCTTGGGCTAGAGCCAAGGCACCACTTAAGGGACCATTCTTTGAAAAGTTAAAACGTGGTGCTCACATATTTGCTGAAGATTCGGTATTAACTCCTAATCCAGCAACACTTCCTCTATGGCACTCAAATCCTAATTTAGGATGGTTAAGACATCTCAAAACTTTTCCAACCTTAATTGGTAACAGAGTTATTGCTAAATGGGGAATAGAAACTTATAAAGGATTTCATGACCAAGGAATGCCAGTATCGGGAGGAAGAGCTGGTGTATATACAATAGGTACTGGAATGGGCCTTCTCCTCATTGCAGATTTATCTAATCAAATAATAGATGCTCTAAGATATGGAGATAAGGGTAATCCATTATATGAACAAAGATTTAAAAAACTTTCTGAGTCAGAGCGGAGAGTATTACGTGCTATAGAAAGAGCTGGATTATTTGGTATGGGTAATTTTGTGTTTGACTCTATGTTTCATTCTTATACGGGAATAGTTGGAATAGCTATGGGTCCAACAGTAGCTAAGGGGGAAGCTTTGTTTAAAGCTTTTTTTGCAGAAGGACTCGTTAAACAGAAGCCAAAAGCATTGGCTAGAGAACTTGTTAAACTAACCCCAGCGTTAAACGTAAATAAAGAAATACGAGATGAAGCTATTAAAACATTAGAAAACTTTTTAAAAGAAAACACTTTTATGGATGAAGGTTCAAAATGGAGAAAGGCTAGATGATTACTAAACACCCAGAAGCTGTGGTTAAAGCTATAGATTTTGTAACCTATGGTTGTTCGGGATGGGCTTGCATTGCTGCTTATATAAATCATTACTCAACTCTGTTTGCTATTGGCATAGCTTTTTGCTCACTACTTGTAAGTATTTATTTTAAACAAAAGAATTATAGATTAGAAAAAAAGAAACTAGAGGCTATGTATGGAACTGACGCTAAAGAGAGTAATTGAAAATGAAGATGCTACATTTGGTGTATTAATAAATGGTAATACTCCATTTGCTGTAACCCTAGAACCATCTTGGGAAGATAATAAAAAAGGCATAAGTTGTATTCCTTCAGGACCATACAATTGTAAAAGAGTTAAGTCTCCAAGGTTTGGAAATACATTTGAAATATTAGACGTAGCGGAAAGAACACATATATTGTTTCACAAAGGGAATAGTGAACATAACACACAGGGATGTGTACTTATTGCTGAAGAATTTGGTAAACTAAACGGAAGAGCTGCAGTACTTGCTAGCGGAAGGGGGTTTACCGAGTTTATGTATATCTTACAAGATGTAGATGAGTTTGATTTAATTATAGAAGATTATCGTTGTTGTAGTACTTAGTGGAGGATTAGAAATGTTACAAGCACTTATAGGACCAGTAGCCTCACTACTGGATAAATTTATACCCGATGCTGACACTAAGCAAAAGTTAGCACATGAAATAGCAACCTTAGCTGAGAGACAAGCTCACCAAATTGCTATAGCACAAATAGAAGTAAACAAAGAAGACGCCAAAGGTAATTGGTTTCAAGCGGGTTGGCGACCAGCGTGTGCGTGGGTATGCGTAGCTGGGTTTACAGTGAATTTCTTAATTTCACCATTAGCAGATCCATTTGGAATCATGGTTCCTCAGGCTGACATAAGTACGATGATGCCTGTATTACTAGGTATGCTTGGATTAGCTGGTGCTAGAAGTTTTGAACGGGTTAAAAAAGTTGGAAAATAAAAGGAGTAATAAAATGAAATTTGATGAAATAAAAGATTATGCACTAGATTTATGTGAATCACTTCCTAACATAATATGGTACGCTGGTTTCTTTATTCTTGGATTAGTTGTTGGCTCTTGGTAGCAATGGCGGAGTCCACTACACCAACCAATACTCTTACTGAAAGGCTGGTAGATAAATTAATTTATCAATCTGGATGGTATCAAGAATTTTTTGGAAAGGATAAACGCGAGGATATTGTACCTCCTCCTCCTAAGGAGGAAATCCCTAGTATTGTAACTCCCAAAGCGGTAGAAATACCACAAGGGTATACTGATACAGATACATTATTTGGAAGAGATGTTGAGCCATTTAATATGGAAGTGGTTTCTAGAATTGAAGGAGGGGATTTAGTTCTCAACAGTAAAGATCCTCATTTATATGTAAATCCAGTATCAAAAGCAGTAGGACCTTATCAAGTAAAACCAAAAGCGCACAGCGATGTAGGTAACTTAAGATGGTACGGTGCCACCAATCTTAGGGGTCCAAAAGATTATGATACAGGCGGTAAACAACGAGGACATTCTAACAGATATTTAACATCTTTATTAGGAAAATATGAAGACAGATATGCAGGAACAAATACAGGAAAGTATCGAGATAAACATGGCAAAACTGTATTTGGTAAAGATGCTCAAGGGCGTTGGGATAAAACTGGAACTCAGTATATGCCTAGATTTGATGTTAAAGGAGCACGAGCAACAGCGTTAGCAGCATATAATTTAGGGCCTACTAGTATGGATTATATGTTAGATAAAAAGAAAAAATTAACTGGTAAGTCTTTTAAATATAAATATAAAGGAAAAACAATATCAGTTACAGAGGAAAAGCTAGAAGAAGTAAGAGGATATTTAGGTAGGTATGTAGCTGAAGGAGAATTAACTAAACAAGAAATTTTAGATGCATTTCCAGAAATGAAAGGCAACATAGATAAATATATAACGGCTTGGCACGATGTAAACAAGAACAGGCAGAGACGTTAAAAAGATTTTCTAAGTATCTTAGCAGATTTTACAGTACCCTTAAGTATCTCTGAGTTACCCCCTTGACCATTGTCATTGGTTAATGTATTCATTACATGGTACCGTAACTTGTCTTCTTTTAATAACCACCCTACAGTCTTAGCCAGTATCGGTTCTTCTTCAAGATCCTTCATCTCAACCCAACCACCCTCACCTGCGTGGTCATACCATTCAATCAATACCAATGGATACTTTTTAAACTTTCTGTTTTTCATAAGTTGTTATATACTCCGTTCATCATAAGTATAAATAATAACACCTGCAATCCAATTAAATAATAAGCTTTCTTTAGAAAGCCCCACCAAGCCCATACTATATCACTAAATCCATTTATTAAGAATCCTTGTACATAGTATCCTTCTGAGATAAGATATACACCAACGACTGTAGTAATGGTTCCAATTATTTCATAGAATTTTTCCCACCTATGTGTGTTTTTAATTACATAACTATTCACTACTGTTCTCCAATTCATTTTCAATTAAAAGATTTATATACTCTTGCGCTTTATGTAAATCTTCTAATCCACCCTTGTATCTCCATCTCATAATATATTTTATTACGTTACCCTCAGCATAGGGTATTTCATTTTCCATCATAAATTGTACAGGTTCTATTTTCCACCTTGAGTAGTGCTTAGGGTCTTTTATGTTATCTGGATTCATGGGTATGTGTACCATTTTTTAGTGTATTTCTCTTTATACCAGAGCGCAAACTCTGGATCCTCTTTAAATTTTACCATAACTTGTTTTGTAGACAATTGGTCAGACCTTATGAGGTCAGCCAACTGTTGATACTTATCTTCTTTTATATCTCGCATGAGTTTCCAGTACAAGCTAGCTGTTGGGAACTACTTGTGTTGTCCTGTTCTTCAACCAAGAATGACCAATCTGCACTAGGAGTAACCTTTAACGCTTCTTCATACTCTTCTTTAGTACAGTCAGTATATGGTGCTTGTTTGTATGTTCCACCATCGTAAGGTAGAAAAGATATTCCACTTATAGCATCGAAGTGATCATATACCCAAGCTCCAACTTTCATCCACTCATGCTCTCTGACGTAAGCAGTAATAGATGGTTTATGTTCACACCAATTCTCTTGATATACTAGCCAATGTTCCAACTGTTCTATAGCTGTTTTCTGGTTTCTGGTAACAGCCCCCTTAGGACTCTTACATCCAAAAGAAAATATAGTTGTTGAATCTTCTTTGCCAAATGCTGGTTCATTAGGAAATCCACATTCTTTCATAAAAGCAGTTAACGGGTCTTTGTTATCTTGACGTACTGTTCGTATATAGTAATTATTATGACGAGGATGTATCCCACTAGCAGTATTAGTAAGCTGACTAACAGTGCCGCTAGGTTTGACGCAAGTGATTGCGCTGCTTGGATTAATCCCGAGCTTATGCGCCCAAGTTTCATTCGTATTGATTGCCACATCTTTCATCTCCCGTAGCCATTTCTTAGTTATGTCTCTGCAAGTACTGAGAGTTTGATGATCCATTATGCCAGTCAACGACACTCCAAGCAATGCCTCTTCCTCAGTATTCTTTTTCCAAGAAGACCTCAAATATCTGAAGTCAGTTAAAGTAGCCTGCATAGTACCTATTATGGTAGCAATCTCTACCTTTCTCTTCAGATCTTTTAATGTATCTTTAGGTCTTACTATTACCTCAGATAAGTTACAAAATTGATTAGGTCTAAGCACAATCTCAGAACATGGGTTAGTACCAAATTCCCAATCAATATCCCTACGTTCAGGAGAGAACTTCCTAGCTGCTGTTCTGTTAAAGATACCACGTTCTCCTGAGTGACTCAGATATAATGCTTGCCATTCAGACATAAATTGAGCCATATCGGGGGTCTCAGTGTAACAGGCAGAATTATTAGCTAACGCCCTTTGTCCGTTCAATTCCCACCAATTGCCAGACTTAGCTATTCTCATTCTGTCATCACTGAGATTAGATAAAGATATCAGCGCTGATCTCCTTACTCCCCCTACTACGACTATATCACCCACTTTACAACATATATCATGACACTCTATGCTTGTAAGTTTCCTGCCCTTGGCATTTGTAAAAGTATTTACAGTAAACTTAAATAAATCTTCCAATGGTTGTGGCCCTGAGGAACGCCCACCAAAGGTCTTTAATCTCGCTCCAGCGGGACGAATTTTTGAAACGTCCCACGAGGGTATCCTGCCAGAATAAAGCAGGGATATAAGCTCTCTGTAAGCGCTAGACCATCCCAATTTTGAGTCAGTTACGTGTATTACAGTATTAGTATTATGTATCTCCTCGGATACTTGAGGTAATTGATTTATAAATTGTCTCTCTACGCTGAATCCCACTCCAGTGCCACACATTAGAATATACATTATTTCGTCAAATGATCGTGGGTTATCTATGGGAAGATAACTACAATTAAATCCAGCTACATTATCTCTTTCTAAAGCCTTGCCAGCAGTCATTAAACATCTCATAGATGGCATGACTTCTAAATTTAGTATAGCTTTCTTTACTTCAGATAAATCAAATTCGTTATCAAATCTCTCAGTAAAAAAAGATATATATCTAACCACAGTTTCCTCCCAAGTCTCTCTTCTTTGTTTATCAGGAAGATGTCTTGCGTATCTACTCAAGTGTATAAACTGTTGATACTCAGTCGGTAATTGGTTCATGTTTTTTTAATTCCTCTCCTAAATATTTAAGAAATAATTCATCTCGTTCTTCTTCAGGGACGTTGTTTTTAAGCCAACCCCCAGCTTCTACTGGGCCAAACTCATGATTTATTTCTGCAAAGATTCTTGCTCTTCTCCTCGGTATAAACGTATGATCTACGTTGTCTGTCATAATATTATACTCCTTTGTTAAGTAAACACTGGTAAACTATTTCTCCAACCATCAAATAGTAATCAGGTATATTTAAAGCTGCATCCATTTGTTCTACCCAAACACTCACATATTCTGTAGGTGCTCCATCCTGATTTAATTTTATAACTAAATCTTCTATAATTTTAGTTTTTGACTCCCCTTCCTGATGTTTCTGCCAAGAGTGTCCAAAAATAGCTCCTTTTAGTGAGCACTGCACGTCTATATTATTAAATCCCATAGTCACACTAGGAGAATTAACAATTAAACTTGTTAACAACAAAAAGGTATTCATAAGTAATCCTCTTTAACTCTATCTATAGAGTGCTGAGTTATGTCAATAGTTCCATGACCTGTATGAGTTAACATAACTAATCCTGCCCACCAATCACAAGTAGCTTCATTTCCTTCCATGTATTCAGGCATATAATCTGCATACCATCCTACATTACAAGATTGTATTAATGGAGCTACAGTCTCATCACCATTAATTCTTTTCATAGTATGAACACCAAATCTATGTGTGTGTCCAAATACTATTGATGTATCGTGTGTTTCAGTAGCTCTCTTAGTAACATACTCCCCACTTATGGGTTGATTAACTCGTCTGTTCATCGGTGCGTGTGTAAACGCTGTGCCATCAATATACACGTAGTGTCTATATTCTATTATATCCCACTTATCTTTACCAGCTCCAACAAAATCTGTCTCGGGTATAAACCCACTTAGTTCAGGTTTGTCTAGAGTATACCTCCAAGTCCTAAGCTCGTGGTTTCCAAGCAACCAGTATCTTTTAGGATTATACTTCTTTGTTTTCCATCTAGCTTGCTTTTTCCACAAGCCACGTATAGGTTTCATTATCTTTTCGTAAGCTTCTATACCTGAATCTATATCATCTTTTAATCTTTTGCCCTCTTTTATCAAAGGCTTATTAGTATCAAAGAAATTTATAGAATCTAAGTTCATGAAATCTCCTATCTGAACTATATTGTCAGGCTTTCTTTCGACAATGAAGTTTCCGAGAGCCTCAAATCTGTCCTTATTATATTCAGGACCATCGTGAGCATCAGGAATCACCAGGGTCGTAGCATATTTCCTCATATTCATTTTCCTCGTAGTTTAAGTTAAGCTCCCCACGTAAGTAGAGGCTGTTGATTATGTCAAAAGCCATGAGCACAGATATAACTGCGTGTTCTCCGCATTCATGACAATGTGCCATCTCGTTATCTAATCCTTTTTCAGACTCACTTCCACATCTGAAACAGTAATAGATTTCTTCTTCTCTCTTATCCATTCCTTAGGTACTTCTGTAAAACTGTACTTGAAGTCGTGTCGTTTACACCACTCTGAGTATCTAGTCTTAGATGTTTTATGCAACTTGTTATCATATTTAAACACAAACCTAATATCCAAACTAGGCTGTTGCTCCTTTATTAATAAATGTTTTGCTCTGTCGTAAGAAGTAAATCTACCCTTGCCTTCAATTATAATTCCGTTAGGTAAAACCCAATCAGGTTTGTATGTATGAATTTTATAAAATGGTATTATAAGCTTCTCGTATCTAGCTCTACTTCCTCTTAGTTTTTTTGCAATCTCTTCTTCAAACTTCGACCTGTATCTAATAGCCATTTTTTAATGTCCTTCTTCTTAAGTGCTGCCTTTAATTGATCTGCTGATTTTAAATCTTCTATGTCTCCTATATTAGTCTTGCTAACTCCACGCATCAATCTCTCTATGCCTGCTCTAGTAAGAGTATCTGACATGTCTTCTTGCTTCTTTTTTATGTCGCCTTTATAAACTTTCATGACTTTGTATATAAGTATACAATATATGTAAAAAATGATATAAAGGCTATTACAGATACGTAAGAAGCTATTTCTCCAAGTATATTATTCTTGTTTAAGTTCATCTTTTCTTTCTCCTAATGTTATTAATCGTCTAGTCTCTTCTAAAATTTCTTCCCAAGTCATGCAGTACTCATTGCATTTTTCTACTCCTTTTTTATTCTGAGTGAAAAAATGTTCGTACTCTTGGGCTACTGCCTGTTCATAATCATCAATTGATTCACACCACTCAAGACATTTTTCCGCTCCTACTGGCCCAACCCCAGGGATACCTTCAATGTTATCAGTAGAATCTCCAGTAAGTATTTGCACGTACTTACTATGAATGCCTTGTTCTACAGATACTTCATACAGTTGGTCTTTAACCCAATTGTAATGCCACCCAGCAATCTGGTCTAAGTCTTTATCGGTAGTAACAATACAAGTATTTTTATCTTGTAAGTCAGCCAGAACATCATCAGCCTCAAGACCTTCTCGCTCTTCAGCATTCCACACATTCTTTAGATACTCCTTAATCTCGGCGTACCAGTGAGGTTTATGCAAAGGATCTCTATTACCTTTGTATATTTTTATCGTAGCAAGATTATCTCTAAATGTTTCCTTCGGACTAAGGAATACCTCTAGCTCAACATCACCAAACCTATTGGATAAAAACTTCTCCACCTCAGTTAAGACAGTCTTAACATTATTTAATGCATTCTCAACAGGTTCTATGACTGTATCCACAGTAACAGCGTAATCAGATACCCCTTTGGCATGTTCTTCACGCCAAGCAAGCATATCTTTTTTATACCTGAACTTAGGTATCTCTCCTAAGTACGATGGCAAAAATAGGTTATATATTTTACTTTGCGCAGCAAAGCCACACCTGTAAAGTATAATGTCTCCATCTACTAGTGCTTTCATAATAGTCCACCAATATTTGTTTCTTTTTTAGCCATATTAGTCAAATTCTTGTCTGAATTTTGATTTATACGCATTGGTCGTACCTTATACAGAGGACATTCATAACCTGTGCATTCTTCGACCTGTTTGCGCCATGTTCCTTTTGAATATGGGTCATAGATGCAATAACGACACATATTATTGATGGCTTCTCTTAGTTTCATCTTAGTTAATTAAAACCTTAGATTCTTCTTCTTTCTTTCTAGCTTTTTCAGCAAACTTATCTCTCCAATCATCTAAGGTAGCTTGCATCTCATGTAGTCCCTCATATCCCTGTACTAAAAAAGGTACTTCAGCCTCTACTACATCAGTCTCTTTATTGACTATTGCATAAACAGCATGACCGTTTCCCTTAGATGCAACAGAACCTTGTACCACAAGTTTGTAGTCAAGGGTTTCGTCTAAGTATCTACTATTCATAATTTGTGTCCTCTTCTAATAAATCAGCTTGAGCGTCAGAGGAAGGGTCATCATAAGACCCTTCTCTAGCTTCAGAAGCTTCTATATAAAATTTACGAGTAAATGCTTCAACAGATTTTTCAACTATTTCAGATTTCTTCTTGGTATTAGCACCTAAGCTAATTGCTCCAGAAGTAATTAATAAATCAACCATAGCAATTGCTCTTTGTAGACATGCTTCGTATCTAATTTCTTTAGAACGTAACTTGTCCTCTTCTTCTTTGTTAGACCAGTATGAGTCTCTGGTAACAGTTGCTCCAGCTGTAACTTTCACTTTAGGTGAAGCTGCTGGTTGTAAGTTACTTGTCTCTGATGCATCCACTACTTCTACTGATTTCAAATCTATATTCTTATAGATTCCTTTTTCAGTATATACAAATTTAATGGTATTACCTTCCTTAAAAGGTAATTTAGTTGCATCAAAGCCAGCACCATACCAAGCACCACTTATTGATACCGATACTCCTCTGCCAGTTCTTATAGTCTCTACGACTCCTTCTGCTGTATTCATATTAAGACCCCCAATGAGTTCCAGTTTTAATTTCAGCTTTTAATGGTATGTTGAAATCTATACCATATAGTTTCTTCATATACTTCACAGGAAAATCCTGTAATGACTCTGACATCACATCCATGAAAAAGTTCCGTTCATCTGGATGAATTTCACAAATAATTGAATCATGTATAGTATTTGTGATAAAAGACTCAGCATTTGCACTTTTAAAGCAATGCCAAGCGTACACTAGTGCTGTTGGTACAATCTCAGCTGTAGCTAAGTATTGCACTGGATAATTTCTAACTGATGTATTACCCTCAACATAACCAGTATGTGTAACCTTCAACGAGGGAAAGTAAAACTTCATCCCCGTAGGAAGTGTTAATTCTTTGTTTATAACTGCTTCATCTACCCATTTATCTTGCTCTCTAGTGATTCCCCTGTATTTTTCAGTAAACGCTCTATAATAACGTCTCTCAGATGGTGTTCCGCTTGTTCCACCATAGAGTGGCTTAAATGTATGCGCTTTTGCGTTTTGTCTAGCCTGTACTCTGTCCCGTTCTCTTGGATATATGATGTCAGCTGTAAATTTATGAACATCAAAATTTCCCTGTATGTCTCGAAGTCCTTGATTATCTCGTCCATACCAGACAGCGACTCTGAACTCCAGTTGTGCTTCATCAGCTTCACCCACCAGCCAGCTTGGTTTTCTTGCTCTAAATAATCGTTTAAATCCTCGATCCACATTCTGGAATTGACACTTGTATGTTTTTCCAGTACTGCTGTACCTGCCAGTAGTAGTAACTGCTTGGTTGATAGAGGCGTGTAGGATACCTTCCCCCTGCTCACAACATTCATTAAACTTCTCCAAAGATTTAGTAACTTGTGCATTTAGTTTCACCTGCCTTTGTTTTAGTTGTATAAACTTCTTTTGTTTACTAGTTTTTGGCTTCAGTAGAGATACAACTACCGATGAAGCACTTCTCTCTCCCTTAGGAGTAGTTATAATATTACCGTTATGGTCTTTTGGCATAGCAAATTTAAGCTCATCATAAATAAACTCAGACATCTGCTTATTACTTCTTGGGTTAAGACCACCAGTAAATTCGTCTAATTCTCTCTCAACTGAACGTAGCTCAGATACAGATAGCTTGTATACTTCCCTTACTTTGGAAGTATCTAAGCACATACCATTAAATTCAATATCTGCAAGAACTGGTATCTGCAGGCACTTTGTATAAAAAACACGCTCTAAGCCATTTTTAAATAATTCCCTACGCTGGTGCTCAAATAATTTATGCGTTTGCTCTACGTCGATTTTAGCGTACTTTTTGAGCCAATTTTCAGGCATTTCTGAAGGGCATATTCCAGCGCCCATCATAGCACTAATTATTGACTCTTTTCCTCCGAGGTTTCTTCGTTTGAGGCACTCTTCAAGAGATAGTCTCCCTCGTCTGTTGGATCGTAATACGTATTCTGCCAATTGTGTACAAAAGGGAAGTGTCTGTTCAAGTCTGACTCCGAGGCGCTTAAGCCATCCAAGCTCGAACTTTGCATTGTGTGCAACAATGAAATCAGCTCTTGCCACTTCTTCAAGAAAGTCTTCGATGTGGGCTGGTTTGGGATGTTGAACGAAAACTCCTCGCTCATCTCCTGATCGCTTCCACGCAATGAGTAAGACATTGTTATTTTCATTTAATGGGTCTCCTTTATCTAGGTTAGTAGTTTCAAAATCGAATACCAAATAATTATTAGATTTGAATATATCAGGATTTGGATTAGTTACAAACTCAGGTATATTATAAATCATTATATGCTCGTTATTTTATTAGTTTTCGTATCTATTAATACTGGAAAATATAAATGCTCTCCGCTTAATTTATTTTTAGGTAGAGAAATCATTCTCCACGACTTGCTGTCGTATTCTTCATTAGAACCAACACCAATAATTAAGTCCATTTGGGCAGGCATTCCAGTATTTGAGAAATCTATATCACCCATCTCTAATCGCAGTTTATTCGTACCCGAATCTCCCGCTTGGGTAACTCCAATAACTAAGATATCATTCTTCTTAGCTAGATTTCTTGCAGATGTAGCGGCTATCTCCATCTGTTCCACCCTACCTTCTTTACCTACCCAAATGTTACGGAGTTGGTTGATTACAACAACATCAACCCCGTGTTGATCAATTAGACTCTGTATATCCCTAAAAGTTCCTGGGGATAATGATTTAAGTATTAAATTATCGTATCCCCTTTGTCTCACTACGTTCTCGACCTCATCAGGATTCTCAATAACATCTACTATAGGCTTTTCCGCTAGTCTACAAATAAGCCTAGACATAGTTGATTTGGCTGGGTCTTCATTTTCAATAAATAATACTTTGTAGCCATCATGCAACAGACCTCCGACCATATTAATAATAAACAATGACTTTCCAACTTCTGGTCTACCAAATACAAGTACATTATTTCCTCGTATTGCTCCCCCAGTAGCTTCATGTAAAGCTTTAGGCCACATTCTAATTCTATTTTTATTTCTCAGTGACTCTACAACATTAGACACACTAGCACCAACCAACAGACTTTCATCTTCGTCATCATCATCAACGGAGTCTTCCACATTTTTATATTGCTCCATTAGTTCAAGTACACCTGTGCGTTTTTGCGTTAGCAATAATGATGATAGTTCTCTCGAAATAAAATCTTTTTTCAGAGCAATAATTTCTTCCAATAAATTTGGAGAGGAGGTGGTTTCATCCAAAGTTTTCAGAATATTTCTGTACAAATCTATTTGTTTAGGAAGCTCCCTCTCAATACGTTTCTCAATAAGTTCTAAATCTACGAAAGATATAGACGTATCTTTGTCATAAAAGTCGCATATAATTTCGTATATGAACTTAGCGGGTTCAGAGAAAGAATCCTTAACATCTAGTTTCGAGAGCTTGTTAAAAGATTCCCTGTCTTTAATAATTGAAGATAATATTTTAGATTCCATAATTTTATATTATATGATATATATTATATAATTAATATAATACAAATAAATTACAATGTAATATATTTATATTTATTAATATCTTATATTGATAATATAAGTAAGACTATAGGAAGGAAAATTAGTTCAAATTATTTTTGCGTAGCTAATAACTTTTTTAACTAATTCATCATCATTCATATCTTTTGGGTCTTTGTCTATAGGAATAACACGACAAGACTTAAAAAATAAAGAATAACGATGTTTTATTTTTAAGGCGTGGGATATTGCATCATTATCTAATACAATGATTACATCTTTTCCAGACAATAAACTCATTGCATTAGTGGGTATTGAATTAGATAATAATGCTATACTCTGCTCATACCTAGCCATTCTTATAGAACTTACTATATCTTCTACCAATATAAATATATTTTTTACGTCATATTCCCTCCTGTAAGGAAAACTTACGTTGTAATAATTATTACTTCTATTAATCCAATATGTCCTAGATTTTACTCCGTCATATTTTTTACCAGACAATTCTTTATAGTAACGAGAGACATACCCTTTTGTATTACCATTTTGTGATAATATTGGATATATTATTCTTTCTGTTTTGTCGCACCATTTTATTTTATTTAATATAATTTCTTCATTAGTTAGTTCAAATTTATTTTGTAAATATAAAATTTGACTTTCATTTAAGTTAATAATGTGCGACTCGTAAGGGTATTCCTCAGTCTTACGAACAATCGATGAATTAAAAGGTAAAAATTCTCGACTGTTCCATTCTCCTAAGTTACTGGGAATAAATCCCTTAGAATCGCACGCAACTCTAAAACACTTGTACAATAATCCATCTTCAGTTCTGGTTACAGCAAAATCTCCATTTTGTTTAAGACAAAAAGGACATTGAACAGACCTAGTAGTTTCTCCTACTTCTAATTCAGAATTAAGGTGTGAAAGTTGTGTTCTACAATTAGGCACTATAATCTGTGCCAGTTATACCATATGAAGGGTCATCATAACCATACCAAGTACCCTTATCTACACTCCTCAATTCTCTAGAAGATAACTCATCAGGTATAAAATACACCCAACAAGTGTGTGTCTTATCTGCCGAATCCAATATGGTAAATTGTTCCCTTTTATAAAAAGTTGGATATCCTTCTAAATAATCCACATTTTTGAAAGCCTCATCATCTACACTCCATATCTCTCCAATAATTTCCTGAGATGAACTTTTACCAGATGGTATAAGTGCTGGAAATGAACCCATACTTACCATTCTAAGTTGATATGCTTCATCTAATCTTCCTACACCACAAAATATACCATTTTTAATAATTGAAAAATTTGGTTGGTGTTGTTTCAATGTTCCATACACAAATATTTTATTCATAATAACCTCCGTACCTGTTGACTATATAAATCTAAAGTAGTTCCTTCTAACGCTGGTGCAGTATTAACCTCGTAAACAAATGCTTTTTGAGAGCTTGCCTGCCAACCAACATCTACAGCTCCAAAATCTAAATTCAATGCTTCAACTGCTAATAACGCCTGTTCCACAACATCTTGTGGTACAGCTATATTCTTACTACCAAATATCCACCCATTATTATAATTACGTATTTGAAAGTTGTTACCAACACTTCCATTACGCAGCATTTTTTTCTGCATGAAAGTGATAGTACCCATAAAAATATGTATCCTGTACTCATCAGATTTTTTTACGTACCTCGTATACAACGTACATTCAGGCAAATCATTCTCATTATCAATTAGGTAAATACCGCGTCCTCCGCAACCTCGTAATAATTTTCTAGCAACTGCTACCCTATCTTTTTTAATCCATCTTTCAGCTACATCTTTAAACGTAGTAAAACTAGGAATACGAACTTTGTTTAGCATACACTCTAGTGCTATGTGTTTATTCTGTGCCTTAGCTACAGACTTAGGATTATTTACAATGTAAATATTTTCATTCCACCAATTTGGAAATCTCGAGTTACCCCAGTTTATAACTAAATGATTATCGTAATGTGAATAATTACCATTCTCCCGCACACGCTTACATCTTAAATCAGATAAAGAATTAGATAATGCTTTGGCTGACTCAGATTGTAATTTGTAAGGATATATTATAGGTCTAAGCATTAGCTAATGACTCATTAGTAACATCTAATACTTCACATACTTGATAATGTGGATTAACCTTAACTTTGGTAAGATACTTAGTCCACATCTGTACGTGATATGGAGAGTTAGGATTCTTAACAGCTAATCCATCAGTATTCCAATCATCCCACTCAGCAAATTCTCGCGTAACAAATACTGCACGATTATTGCCACGCATCTTAACATAATCCATTAATATAACAATGCCAGCAGTCCAAGAACGCCTGTGTCCACCCTCATTTAGATAATCTCTGAGTATGGTAAACGCCTCCAATTTGAGTTCTTTACTAATATTTCTGTAAGACATAGACGAGTAGTATCCTTCTCCACCAGTCTCTCTCCAACCAGCAATATGTATGTCAGCTAATACTTGACCACCGCAGCAACTACCTGCTTTGCTGTAATCGTAGCCAACATAATATTTTTTAACATCGCCATTTTCATCTGCGAAAGTAAATTTTACTTTGTCGTGCATGATATTTCTCCTGTACTATTAACTTGGTTGAACTGCAATGTGTGAATCATACTCGCCCGTTTTGGTGCAGTCTTGACAAATCGGACGATTCGTATCAGTCCAAGAAATTGAATAATCATCTATTGAATTGATTGGACATGAACAAACCTCGCAACCATCTTCGGTAGCTTTTCTAAATACTTCGTAGTCAACGTACTTACCATTAACTAAATAACTCTGACCTGATACATCGCATGGGGCATCATCCCACACAACATCATCGTATTCATCATAGAGGTCGTCAAATACCTCTATTATGCTACTTGGGTCTAACATCAATGTGTGCTTATCAATATACCCCATATATTTTTTATTTTCTGACATAGATATCAACCTACCTGAACATATCTCACCAACTTCCATTGTTGCAAGATGTTTCTGATAATTATGAACCTTAACTTTATATTGAGGAAAATTATTCCTTCTGCCAATTAAGCACCCACGAGTATTATTTTTATATGGTTCAAAGGATTCATACGTAAATTCTATTTCATCATATTTACACATTCCAATACATTTGAATGGATTGTTATCATCTTCATCAGAAAATAAATCATCTACTCTGGTTACGTTATGTTGTTGTCTACGACCAACGTATGGAGTACACATTCCATAATCATCATCCCAATAATTATTGTAATAATGTGCATAAGTGGGTCTAACTTGCTGTCCATCATATATTTTCTTAGTCTCAAACTTTCTATCTTTATCGAATGTTAATAATGTACCAACATTTAATGAGAATATCTTAGATAATTCTACTTCATTTCTTTTAGCCACAAAGTATAGTGCTTCAGCCTCAGACGCAAATAATACTACATCATCATCTTTCACGATACCAAAATGTAGGGGGCGTTCTGTATTGCGGATAAAATGTAACTTACGCTTTGAAGTGTCATACCACACAATAGTAAACGCTCCCTCTACTTTTTGGATAAAATCTTCTATGGAATTTTTACTCAAGGCAATAGCCAATGACTCAGAATCCACATTACAATCTGTGCCTTTCTTATCAGCTAGCACACATATCTCGTGCTTGTTTCCAACATTTCCATTGTGTACTAATACTATATTTTTACAAATAAACGGGTGTGCATTGTCATCATTGATTTCCCCAGTAGTAGCGTATCTGGTATGCCCAATAACATATTTATAATTATTAAAATCTTTCATTATAGTTGTAAACTGCTCAGTATCTATAAATTGTCCTGCGGACACAGCTCGTTTAAGCACGCTTACAGTCTTATTATTATCTATTGGCACAGTAAACATACCTGTGGAATGTTTGCCACGCAAAGATGTGGCTACCAATAAGTCTCTGAATAACTTTTTCTCTGACAACCCAAATTGTAATTGTGATAAATTAATTATGCCTGTTATGCCACACATTTATAATCCCTCATCATAGTATTCATCATTCTCGTCATATTGACCTTCATCATAATCTTCTTCATTGTAATCTTCTTCATCATCATAATGTTCTTGTACATCTCCGATGTTATCGTTAAAGAAATTTCCCATAGTATATCTAAATCGAGGTGTATCAATATCTCTGTCTATTCTTTGCATATATTTATTTAATGGGTAAGGAATTATGTACTCATCTACCTGCTCGGCAATGTCTGTTTCTCTAGGTAGTAGTACAGTGTTATTCTTAAAATAATCTATGCTACTTTCTTTCATGTTGTTATAAAGTAAAATATCCTGTGCTAATCTTATACCCTCGATTATGTCTGACTCACATTCATTGTAGTCTAGTATTTGATGATAGTTCTTAAATACTTTCTCTAGGTAATTTGAAATACCAAATCTAGATATTTCTCTGTGCAAATTATTGGCAGAGTTACCAATACAATTTTTCTTCAGACACATAATTATATTAATCCACTCTTTGACACGCATTATATCGTATGTGCCACCATGTAATCTAAATTCTAGACTGCCATAAGTGGAGGTAGCTTTTAAATTTAATGCACTATATTTAGGAAAACCATTTACGTGCTTCTTAAAGTCCAAGTCTTTTTCTACTGACGTCAGTATGTTAGATAATGTACGTTTAAAATCATCAGACCTAGCGAAGGGCAAACAGTATAAATTTTCTTTTCTATGTACACCACAATAATTAAATAACACATTCTCAAATATAGCATAGTCAATAAGCAGTCTAGCGTATTCATTTTTATTTAAGTCAGTAACATCTAAATGTATATGTACGCTACATCTGTCTGATGGAATACTATTGGGTACAGTAATAGCCGCAAGATATTCATTTAATTCATTCAGGGCTACAGCTAAATCTTTGCCAAATATCTTCTTAGTAACAAATTCAACTCCATTATTACGTAAACTGCCGTCATTCTTTACATTCCAATACCCAGTACCAAAAAATATTCCTCTGGTTTCCGCGTCAAAACTAAAATATGGATTATCAGAGTCTCTATTTACTCCATTATGTACAAAATGACTAGCCTCTTTCATATTTTCTAACTCAACTTCTACACCAATAATACATCTTGGTAATACAAAATCACTAGACTCCTGATAAGAAAATACGTTTCTATTTTTTTCGAATATTGAACCTATGTTATCTGTGGGCATTTAACATTCCTCCAATCTGAATATTTTCTAATTGTATCAAATCTATTAAGTCATTGTTTCCATTAAATAAATCTACTGTTGGGTACATTGACTTGTCTCTCATTTTACCAACTAATATATCTTTATACCCAAGATAAATACCCTCGCTGTTCCACGTAGAACTTACATATAAATCTTTTGATATAGCACCTGCATATCTGTCTCCAGATGTAATCCTACTTATAGCACCACTAACTGTGAAATAACTTGGAAAAAATACTTCCCTTATAAACTTTGGTTTTCTTAAATCTTCGTAGTTAAATAAAGGAAGTTTAAATATTTCTTTTAAGTCATGATTCAATTGAGTTATGTTTACAACTCTCTCATTAAAAGATTGTCTGTATTGTTGTGTAGCAAATCTAGATAGTCTGACAACACCTTTCTTAGCATTTAATAATCCCAATCTAGGAAACTTAAAATCAATTTCAATATATTCTACTCTATGTCTAGTCGGCAACCACTCATTATCATCTCCAATAATTGAACCTGAAATATTGTTTCTATCTTCATCAATATCGTCAACATAAAATAAGTTAGGTTTTGTATCATTTAGGTAGAGTAATACAGTGCAAGTTCTATATCTCTGTCTAAAATCTCTCCTGTCTTCTGTAATAATCACTATGAAGTCCCCAAAGTTGGTACATGCATACCATAATTTTCACATAAATCCCAAGCATCATCAACAAGACCACAATTAATAATATCTTGAAAATTATCCTCTCCGACATCTGCTATTCTTCGCTCGTGTGTAGGTTGTTCATTATTTGGTAAATAATGTAATACGTCAAAAGTCATTGCTTTTATCTGTTCAAATACCCACGCTTTTATATTATCGTTACTCAACCATATATTACTAGGAGTTCTATATTCAATTCCATATTCTTTTTGCCTGAATGAACCTGCCTGACCATAAAATGATTTTCTTTGTGATGTTCCCTCTAATACTGTTAGCGGTAATCCAATATACCAATCACACCCTTTGACTAAACTACTGCGAGCCATTGGATGAAAATTAGGTTCGGTTAATCCAACATGGATATGACCACCTGCAGTTCTGATATTATCTTTGTGTAATAATTTAGTGTTCACAACATTTTGTTGTAAAGAATATATGTTGTAGTCAGGATCGCAACCAAATTGTTTAGCTTGTTCAGACTTTAAAAACTCAGGCTCAAACTTTTGGAAGTCCATTATTTTATAGTGTAGGTTATGCGATTTGAT